TCGTCGTAATATTTACTCTTAGTTTCGTCCAAAAATTTACGGGCTTTAGCAATTTCTTCTTTAGCGGCTAACCGCTTCTTTTTAATTTCTTTTTCTTCGTCAACCTCTTCGTCATAAGAAAAATTATCTTCTATTAAAAATTCTATTTCTTCTCTATCTAAATGAGGTTTTGTTTTTGAATAATATTCTATTAATAGAGTATCATTATCTACTTTAGAATAATCAGCATTTAACCTAACATAATCTTCCACTGTTCCACCTGTATCTTTCATAAAGCTAATCAGCTTTTCTATGTTTTCAGGTATTTCTATATTAGGTTTATTTTCTACTACCGGCGCAACATTATCTTGTGTTACTTCAGATATAGGAGATATTATTTCTTCTTTGCTCTCAGTGGCAGTGTTTTCAGTTTCCTTTTCGACGTTTTGCTCAGGAACTCCTTCGCTAGTTTTGGATTCGTCGCGAACAGGTACTTCATTTGTTGTTTGCTCTTGAACGGCATCTTCTTCTTTTTTAGTTAAATCAAGTTTATACACTTGATCGTTAGGTCTTTTCAATGAAGGTTTTTTAATTTTCACCTTCAATGATTCTTGTTCTTCTTTTACTGTTGACATAATATAATATAATAATTAATAATTGTTTTGTTACTGTTGTTCTTCATTAGCTACTTGCTCTGCTTGAACATCAATATTTTCCATAGTTTGATCAACTTCTTGTTTTGGTATTGCAAAGTTTATTGGTAAAGTATTATTTTTTCTTTGATTTATCATCTCACTCTGCTGCGTACCTTCTAATCTTGTACGCTGATCTTTTCTATCTTCTATAAATTTTTCTCTAGCTTCAACTTGTCCCATTTCTAATTTTTTCAACTGCATATCGTAGTTATATCTTATCTCCATTAACTCTCTGTCAATTTGAGCTTTTTGCTGCATTTGATCTATTTCAAACTGAGACTTAGCTTGTTCTATCTGTACTTTAGTTTGAGCAATAGCTTGTTGTTTTTGTACTTCTGCCATAGCCGTTTTTTCAGCAGTTTCAGCTTGAGCTTTACCTTGAGCAGCTATATTAGCTTGTTGCATTTGCTGATCTCTCTTTTGCTTGGCTCTTCTTCTCTGCTTAAGCATTTGGTTAGCTAGAGTAATATTATTTATTTCTCTTAAATCTATAGCATCTTCTAAGTCAATACCACCACCTTTTAAAGCTATTTGTATATTATTTTCTAATACTTGTTTTTCTTCTTCGTCAGGTTCTAGCTCTAAAAATATACCAAAATCATGTAAGTTAAGATCATCTAATTCATCTAGCGTAGCTACATTAAATCTTGATATACTATTTTCTAAAGCTTGTCTAGTAAATGGAAATTGTAAAGAGTCAGATATTCTTAATGAAATATTCTCACAAGTTCTAGAAGTTAAATACAACATTGCTTGAAGTAGATGTCTAGTAGCAGTATTACTATTTGCAGCTGCTAGTTTTTGTAAACCTACTAATGAGTTTTTATCAGGAACACTTCCGTCTCTAGCCTCATTTAATCCGGTCACATCTCTTATCATTTTTAAATAATACTCATAAGTCTGTATTAAAGATCCTATTTTACTACCACCACTAGATGATTGTAATTCTTGTATAGGAACTTTACCAGGATTCATTTCACCTTCTTGAGTTTTAGATCTACCTACAACACTACCTGTTTGAAAGTACATATTTAAAGCTTCAGCTGGATTATAATTAGTACCATTACCTAAATCAACTTCAGCAAGACCGTCCATATCTAAATATACACCATCTGGAACTATACGTGACATCACTTGTTGTAGTTTAAGATGTGTTAATTGTATCATATCAGCAAATCCTGTTATTCTACTAACTAAACTTTCAATACGACCTTTATACATACGTGGCGCACAAATAGTATAATTCATTTTAACTCTAGTAGTGTCAGCATTTGGTCTTGTCATGTTTTCAGCAAGTTCCCACTTCAACATCATTGGATGTCCTAATATTTTAGCGCCACTATAAAGAGTTTCTATAGTTCTTGATACTCTTTGAAAATTATCATTTTCAGGCGGATTAAACGTGTCAGGCTTTTCTAATGCTTTTTCTAATCCTGTGTTAGTTTCTTTTATTTTAAATACTTGATCACTATAAGTTTTATATTCAAAATATAGTACTTGAACTGTTTGGTCGTCATTTCTCCCTGTCCAGTTTCTTAAATACTCTGCATTGCCTGGGTACTTTTGTATAATCTCCATATCTTCATCACTCAAGTATGGAAACTGCATTTTTAAATCTTGTATAGCTACAGATTTAACTTCACCTACGTAATATATATCTTCAAAGTTAGGATCTTTAGTATATGAATAAACAAGCGAAGCTGGATCTACATATTCTACAGTAACACCTTCAGCGCTATTCCAGTTTGTTTTAACTGCACCTATACCTAAAACAGTAAGATCTTGACATATTCTTCTTCTAGTTAAATCATATTTATTCCTATTAAGAACATCGTTTAATAACTCTTCTTCTGCTATTTCAACAGACTGTTTATAATCTAACTGTAAGTGTAGTTGTAGTTCATCTTCACTTTCTAATCCTAATTCTTTACTAGCTTTACTTCTTAAATCAATACCAAGCTTTTCTTGCATTTCGCTAATTATCTCTCTCTCTTTTACATCTCTCATTAATCTAGCTGCATAATCTGTTCTCTTTTTTGTAGAAAATGGATCAACAGCAAAAGCTTTTATTTGATAATTTCTTTGTGACATACCATTAACTACTATGTCAACAAACTTAGGTATAACAGGAACTGGCTTCCAGTCTAAATTTAAATATGATAAATCACCATTTATTGCTAGTTCATCTTTGTATTTTTGTACCGGTTGTTCACCTCTAGAATATAATCTTAAAGTATGATACTGATTAAAGTTAACTGCATAACCTGGCATGTTAGAACCATATCTATAATTTCTAAACCATTCACCTTCTATAGCTCGCCCTACAGCAATACCATATTCTTCAGTAGCTTTTTCTGCATCAGGTACCACCTGACTTGGAAAAGAACTATTACTATTATAGGAAATTTGCATATTTATTTTATTATTTTTGAAGTAATTCCTTTATTATCATATCTTTTTAAACCTATTTTCATAGGTAAAATATTTCTTTGAGCTACCGGTCTATATCTATTTTTATTACAAGCCATAATAGCTAAACCGGAACTAATAGTAGCATCATGCTTTGTTCTGTTATTTATATTAAATTTAGCCCAGTCTTCTAATGTTTTTTGATGATACATATCACCATAGCCATTTTCTAAATTACCAACATAATCAGTAATGTAACTTTCTATCGCTGCAGCGTGTGCTTGTTTAATATCTTCACTTGAGTTAGGTATACCACCTATTTCTTTTTCTGTAGTAGAAAGTTTGTTCCAAATTTTATCAGGTCTATTCATTGAAAAACCTCTATAGCCTCTACGCTTTAAATAATACAATAATCTTGGTTTATTATTTTCAGCAAGTATTGGCATGCCGTAAAAATGTAACGCCATTAAAACATCTTCAAAAAATATTTCAGCAGTCTCTGGACGAGCTATATATTCTAAGAAAAAATGATTAGGTGGCGCATCTTCCATTGAAAATTTAGTTAATCCATGAAGTGCTCCTTTAGAGCCGCGACCATCAACAGTACCGCTAATGTCGTAAGAGTCACAGCCAAAAGCTCCAACGTGTTCGTTACCTGGATATTTAATACCATTTTTTAATATTATATTGTTTTGTATTCTACCGTTAGGAACCCAACTTACAAAAAATCTACCATTATTGCTAGGAATAAAATTTACTTGAGTATCTATTATTCCGTTTTGCCACATAAAATTACCTTGTGTAACAGAAGCGTTATTATTTAATTCAGCATTATAATCTATTTGCTCATATATTTTACTTAAATTAAATAAACTATCTTTAGTTTCATCTCTGAAAGCATGAGCTTCAGTTCTAGGAAATTGTCTATAATATTCGTTTAAGCTGTCTTGATCTGATTTAAGTCCTTCGACTTCGTTCTCCCAGTGTTCAATAACTCCTGTTGTAATTTCAAAACCGTCGACTCCTTTAATTCTATTTTCCCCAGTAACAAAGACAGGTAATCCATAAGTATCAATGAATCCTTCGTAGTTCCACTCCATAGGTATGAACAAGCTATAGAGTCCAGAAGTTGTCTGTCCATTTTTATTTCTTTTTGTAACGTCTGAATTGTTGTAAAGTTTTTTGAAATTGTCTCCACCTTTATCTAAAGCATTTGAAGTCGAGCCCATCATACATTTACCTACAACTCTAGATCCTAGACGTAATGTAGTTTTTGTAACCCTCCAGTTGTTTAATATATTGTCAGGTCTTTCCCACTTACCACTTTCATCATGAGCTAATAGCTTTAGCTTTTCACCATCATAAGAGTTATCACCTGTGTTTTTCCAGTCAATAGTTGTATCAAGTCCTTCTAGTTCTTTAAGCTGCTCATTATTTTCCAGCTTTCTTCTAGTAAGCTTTGATGCTGGAACTCGATATGCCAGTTCAGTTTTCGGCCGGTCCATACCATCTTGAATGGGTTTAAAAAAGAAAGGGTAGTTGACCGATATGGGTACAACTTTATCCGTGAACATTTTCTTGGCATCTGCTCCAGACTTAGAAAGTATTCCAAATCTAGCATCGGAAGATATTGTAGCCTGGTTGACAAGCTCTGCGCTTGACATAAAAGAGAATCCAGATCGTCTGTTTTTGAGGTAGCACATACCGTAACATCTTCTATCTGCTTTGCACGCTTCCCAAAATATAAAGAAGAGTCTGTTTGACTCTCTAAAGTCAGGTGCTCCAACGTCGATTTTTGACCATTGCAAGTACATGTAATGAGTACCAGTAATATATATAGGATTGCCATTATTGTAGAAAGTAAAACCTTCTTCTCTACGCTTAAATTCTTCGTCGATATAATCATACCATTTTTCTTTGAACTCTAAAGAGTACTGTTCCCAGTCAAATCTAGTTTTTATTTTTTGTAATTCTTTTGGGTATTCAAATTTTTCCCAATATTGTTCCGATTTGTTTTTGCTTCGTTTATACGGTTCATCTGTTGCTGGTAAAGCAATCCTGAGATTTTGTATTTCAATGATCTGTCCAATTTTACCTGTTTTACTTATTACTATAAAATCATAATCTTCATTGTAGCCATATTCCCACTTCTTAAATCTATTATTTTTTTTAAGAATTTTTTCATTAACTACTTCTGGTATTTCTTTCCAAAGTGTTTGCTGATAACTCACTTACTTCTCCCTTCTGCAAAACCTCTAAAAGACTTTACTTCTTGTGGTTTGTCAATACCTTTTAAAATGTTTTCTTCTTCTTCAATACGTTGCAGTATTTCAAAAGCATCAAATATAGCTAACTTTTTAGTAGCTGCGGCATTTTTAAGTCTGTCAGCACTTACATCATCATCTGAGTCAACAATCTTTTCTTTTGCTACTTTAATAAGCTCATCAACTGCTTTTTGCCCAGCTTGGATTATTTTCTTTTTCGTTTCCTTGGTATTCATGAGTTAAAGCTATGTCATTAGATTTCATACAATAAAGTCGTTCACCTTTTATAATAAACTCAAATTCAGAGTTAGGCGTGAACGTAATAAGTGTCCCAGGTGTTATTCCGGCGGCTTCTAAGGCATTATTAGTATATTTTATTATACCAACATTAGGTTGTTCCTTTTGGTTGTCTAAAATGTTTTTATTTAATATAGGTTTTACAAAACAATAATTTAAGTGGCATTTGTCATTGTACATATATATTTGATCTAAGTTGCAAAAATACATATCTTCTTTGAAGTAAGTACCACTATTTTTTTCATTGCCTCTTATGTCATAATATCTTCTAAATATATTATGATGTACATAAACTATATCACCTATATTAACTTTAGTTTTAAAAGCTGCTGGTGTAGAAACAACAACAGCTTTTTTACTAACAAACTTATGACTTTCAATACTAGTGTTAACAATGAAGGTTTTATCATCGATCTTCTTTGTATTATCATATCTTTTATTAAAAGGTTTTATTATAAATTGATATAAACTTTTCACTAGTATTTCAAATCGTATTCAACTGATATAGCCATATTACGATTAAACTTTTTCCATGGTAATACCTCATTGTTTTTTTCAATGAATATATTGTAAGACTGATCGTCATGCTCAAAAAGAATATCGCTAATAGTGTGTCCACCGTATACTTCTTGACCAGTTGAATAATGCATTGCGTCATTCTTATAGTCAGAACCTATACTAATCTTTCTTATCACTTTCATTATTCACGTATTCTCCAGTGTTAAGATCAATATCTATATTGCCATACTTTTCTTTTAGCTCTGATTTAAAAGAATCTACATTAGCTCTTTCTTGAGCTGCTTTAACTAGTAAATCATTTTCAATTAGCCTCATATTACCTAATTGATTTATTACACTAGTAAAGTTTTTAGAAACTTCTTGAGCTTTAGTCAACTCGACTTTAGTTAATTTATTTTTCTTTGCCATTTTATTTAATTTAATTTAATTGTATTTGTTTTTAATATATAGCTACACAGTCTGTACCGGCAACTAATTTCTTTGCTAACATAGGAGCTTTATGTCCTACCACTGTACCAGGTTGACAACTTTTAAATTGAACTTCATTACCAGCTTCAGTTACTATTGTAATGTCTTGCGCTGAAGATTTGCCATTGTATACAACAGCACCTCTTTTACCTGTATTAGGTATATCTGCTCCAGTGTTGCTAACTGTAACTTGACAACCGCTACCACCTGAAGTTGCAGCAGCTAATGTTATTACCATACCAGCAACATAATCAGTACCACCTGTTGTGCTACTAGTAAGTTCAACTCCTGTTACAGCATCACCTGTTACTTGTGTTATGTTAAATGTAGCACCAGAACCACCTGAAGGCGAGCTAGCTCCTGATTGAGCTACAGTATCACCAACATCAGA